TCATATTAGAACCTCCCCGAGTAAACATTCCCAACGAAATTTCTTCAGTTTATATATTTCTAAATTATCCCTAATTATTCCATCCTGCTTTGCTTTATCGGCCCAACGATTATGAGGATGTACAGTCCCAACTAACTGCCACCCAGCACCTTTTAAAGATGCGCCTGTTTCACTGCTTAGAGTATAGGTAATAATTTTTTCTCCTCCCATCATTTTCCAGATTGTGCTACATCGACTAATCAGAAAGGAGCAAGTTCCTTTTGGAGATTTGTCACTGACACATAATCGTGTAATCTCTGCCGTCACACCATCCATGTACGTTGCAGATACGGGATTTCCAACTATCGCTACACCAACCAATTCATCAGAATCTATGTGGTAGGCAGCTATAGCCCATCTGCCCGAATTCCTTGACGTTGGTCGATGGTGTCGATGATAAATAGAAACAAATTCATTTGCTTTTTTTATCGTTATAGGTTTTACATATAGTAACTTCGCCAAAATCCACACCTTGTAACATGATGGTAATATCATCACAACAATACAAAACTTATTGATTTTTAACAACCAATTATAATGCCTAACCCCCATAGCACTACTTATCTTGTCTTCAAAAATCAGCTCGCATCCTGCACAGTTCAGCGCATTACGTTGTAGATCTGTGTTCTGGTCATTTGTTGATACGCGTACATAGCCAATAAGCATGGTAGCTCCCCCTGACAAAAGCAGGAATGATGCCATTTGCTCGTTATTTCTGCATTTTCATAAACGTTGGTTTGGGAGAAGCGGCAAAACGGGATGTGGGGACAGGGGCGAATCAGATACCGGACATGGCCTCTTTTGCCAGTGGTGATGGATGGATGAAATTACCCAACGGGAAAATCCTGCAATATGGTCGTGGGCGTGTGTCTCCTACGCTTGCGAGTCAGACACTACGGGTAGAATTTAATATACCTTTCCCTAAAAAAGCTGATATTGCCTTGCTTTCACATTCTGGTGATGGTGGTTCAACTGCCGGGAGTGGTCGTGGTTTTATGATGACAACTGAAGAGCCAGGGTTAACAGGGTTTTATTCTGCCTTTAGAACAACCTCGACAAGTCCAACTGTTACCATGAATTACTGTTGGTGGGCTGTTGGCGAGTAATTTTATTCAGGGTGATTTAATATGAACGAATATGTTTATAGCGCAAGGCATAATGCTTTTTTCCCTGTGGATATGATTGATAAATATAAATCAGAGGGATGGGATTTATCAGATGCTAAGGAGGTGAATCAAAATATTGTCAGTGAGTTTATGGCTGAACCGCCACAAGGAAAAGTCCGTATTGCGGGAGAGGATGGACTACCTGCGTGGGCAGATATTCCTCCACCTACTCACGAAGAGCTTATTGAAATTACTGAATCAGAAAGACAGCTACTAATTAACCTGGCCAACGAATACATGAACAGTAAGCAATGGCCCGGTAAAGCCGCTATTGGTCGTCTGAAAGGTGACGAACTGGCGCAATATAATTTGTGGCTGGATTATCTGGACGCACTGGAGCTGATCGATACTTCCGGTGCGCCAGATATTGAATGGCCTACGCCTCCGGCAGTTCAGGCCAGATGACATCCGGCGCGGTGCTGGTATCTGTTGCCGTCACCGCGTCAATGTAATCCAGCACAGCGTTAAGGCGGGTTGTTTCTGCCTGCGTCAGATTCCGTCCGGCCTGTAATTTCAGTTGAATCAGACTGATGGAGGCCATTGCAGTATGAATCAGCGACTGGCGCAGTGCTTCTGCTGCATCTACTGCTGCGCCGTGCTGTGCCTCGGTATCTGTCACCCATTTCTCACCATTCCATTTATCGTATGGCGTTAACGGGGCGATAGTGGTTGTATTTTCAGGATAATCACCCGGAGCTGTGATTTTTTTCGATTCTCCTGTTTCGGTGCTATAGACGATTTCACCACGATGATCTGGCACATATTCCCATGAATTTAAATCTACAGAGCGACAGATTGCATAACCAGCTTTATGTGTACCTGGTGCATCCAAACAAGAACATGCCGGGATACCGACGCCGACAGCGAGATATTCAGTTGATGTAGAAATATATTCACGCGTTTCACCATCATAATTATAAATGATAATGTCTCCCGCTTTTATGGCAATGAGTTCACTATTTAATACAGCTTTATTCATCATGCAGCCCTCACAATATAATTAAAGGCGATGTTACGTGGACGATTTTCATTTGCTGTTGGAACAACATTTGCCGCCGAGAAGTGAACATCTTGTCGGATTTTTCGGTCATTAGCGTATGTCATAGACACATTGATGTTATTCCGGACTGAGGTACCTCCGTAAAAAGCCCCACTCACACTTTGAACATCGACAATTGCATTAATTTCGCTGTTTACGCGCAACTGACCAAAACCGCCAGTAATGTTTCGAATAGCATCTCCTTGCGATGAAAGCAGAGTTCGCCCACTATCCACACCACGTTCATCATCCCATCCACGAATAAATTCACCGCGTAAATCAGGCAATTTATTTGTCGGGTAAGCCTTTGCCAGTTCCGGGTATTCTTCAGCAGAAAAAGCCGCACCATTGCATTTCAGCCAGCCTGTTGGCGGAGTGGCTGAAGGCCACGGAACAGGCACCCCAACAGGTAATGCTGAGCCTTCTCCCAAACCAAGGTTTTCGAGAGCCGTTTTCACCGTGCCGTCCGATTTGATATCGCCAAACGGATTCTTGCGGCTCAGGTATTCAACAGCAAACCCCGATCCCAGCAATTCAACAAAACCGGGCAGATCACCATTATCAAGCACATCCCGTTGCGTTTTATCACTTACAAACTGGGCCAGAGCTGCAGCAATAAAGCTGGCCTGCCGAATAACCTTATTGACTTGCGCACTGGATGCTTTCCCTGCTGTAAATCCGGATATAAGCGCAGGCAACGCTTCCCATTCCTCCTGCGACATAACATTGGCATTTCGATCAGTTGCAAACGCTTTAAAGTCATTTTTCGCCATCAGAGTAATACTCCCCATGCCCCTACATCAAAACCACTGATGAATTCGTTATCCATATCAAAACCAAAAAATTTAGAGCCTTCCGATGGAGTTTCCACCGAAGGTGTTTCAATGCCCCCCGCCCATACCCCGGCGGCTTTTACTGTTAGATACCCCTGTTTAATTGCCGCAATTAACTCACGCGATACATCTGAAATATCAGTATCAGGAAAGACCCAGACCGATATCGTCATGTCCTGGTTATCGACTATCTGCATTCGCAGCCCGGATCCTGCTGTTGCAGCGTCAAGAATTGCTGGAAGCGAATCATTCCGTCCGTCCCAGTTATTAATCGCAATCTTCGCTTTAAGGATGACACGATAAGTTTCATCGCTGAGGTACATGTATCCGGAATCAGGATCGTATGGCCCCTGCCATACACCCTGATCATATCCAAGCCCGTCGGTATCCCAACTGAAATAGACACCTGAGATAGGCTGGCTGACAACACGGCTACGTCCGATCCACAATCCCAGAATGTCAAGTTGCACACCAACCGCAGAGTCAATATCAAATGCAGTAATCAGCCCTCTGGTGGCCGCCGCAACATCAATAAGCGGCCGGGTCATCAGATCAACATGTGCAAGAAATTTAGGTTTGGTGGCGTGGTAGTTCGTGATTAGTTCGGTATATTTGCTCATGACTCCACCGTTATAACGATATTTTCCGGTGTACAGGACGCAGATTCGTTGTATCTGATATCAATGTTTGATGACGACAAAGCCCCCGGGGATTTCCCAATCGTCAGTTCCTGAATATCGTAATAGCGTGCATTCCCGCCACTCACCACGCCAAGATTCGCCGGTGAGTAAATGCGACTTAAAAGGACCGAATCACCAATCATCAGACTATTGATATAGTCGGAAATAGCCTGCTGGATCTGCTGCCCTATCTGTGAGGTATAACCCGTAAAAACTTTTAATTTAATCCGGGCATAAACAGGCACATCACTAGAGCGCGAGAATTTGATTACATGGGGATTGCCGTATTTATCCGGAACCGTAACGGATGTTGTACCGTGAGTGGATGTCCCTTGGCCTTTATTCCCTCTGATAGCCTGAGCAATATCCGTCACATCACCGCCATCCACAATTACAGCAACAGAGTGTGGCGGTAACCCGTTACCGTCCTCCGAACCAGTATCGTTTTCATAGAGTTTGTGGCGGGTTACACCGGCAACATTAGAAACAGCACCATCCAGTGCTTCAAATGGGGTTATTGATGGCAACGCAACACTTTGCGACTGACGGATACGTAACTCCGCATCAGTTTCTGCCGGAGTGCCCACAGTGGCTGCAGCAGGATTGGTTACCGAAACCCAGCCACGGGTTGGTGTATTAATTTCAGTGATAGTTCCAGCCAGCGCCGCCACTGCACCACTGACGGAACATATTGCGGTCACCATCACTGTACCATCCACGCCGACCACCACTGAAGCAGGCAAACGCCATATCACATTATTACTGTCTTTCACACTGCCATTAATGATGGTTGTTCCGGCAGTTCCTGTAAGAAGCAAATCAACCGTAGAGTTCGTCGCGCCTTTACGTGAAATACCATTTATTTTCACGTTACTGGTCAGTGCAACCCCATAGCCGGTTGCCGGTGAAAAACAGTTGTAGACAGTTATCGCCATATTATTGGCATCATGAATCGCCAGCGCCATCAGAGCCACCATCTGGCCGTCTTTGCTGTCCGGTTCGAGGTAGGCATCACTGCCATAAATCTGCTGAAAATAGCTAATCAGGGTGCTGAGTATCGTCTGATAATCAGGCGCACCGATCCCCTCCGCGGTTACCTTTGCAGATAAACCGAGAGAATCAAGGTTCAGAGCCATTACGCCTCCGATGTAACAGTCGTTATTCCATAGAGAGTGTCGATTTCAGCGGAAAACATGACACGTCGGGTCGTGGTATCCACCGTCGTATTGAAAGAGAGGATTGATTTAACGCCCTGCGTTTCGAGGATGCGCTTACGGATCGCCAGGTTGTAAGTTTCTGGTTTTTGCCTGCCCAGCACGGACTGGATCCACGGTGTTCCCTCTGTGGTATCAAGAAACCATTGCCCATACCACAATTCGAATCGCGTTTTCACAGCCTGCGCTACGGCCTCAGGCGAGTTAATCAGCCAGGTGTCATCACCGCTGCCAAAGGTGTAATCGCCATCGGCGTCTTCACGTCTGTATCGCATCAGTTTACTCCGTCGGTATTGCTTCCACCGCGCTGAACACCACCATGAGTGTGCGTATCATCGATTGGCTTGCCGTTAGCCTTCACGCTACCCAAAAACTCAACAGCACCAGTGATTTTTGAAGCCACACCAGAAACAACAGACCCCACCATGCCTCCCATCCAGGTTAACAGGCCATGAATGGTTACTTTCTCAGAAAAATCAGCCAGAGGGGCAACCACATCAAGGCCCCCCGGAGCGACAATTTTAATTTTCCTGGTATCAGGATTAAGCTCAAAATAGGTGCTGCCGTCATCACTACGCAACTGTGTGGCACTGGTATTAATACCGCTAATCTTCCTTGCCTGCGACTGGGGACCGACAATACAAAACGCATCCGATAAATCATGCATTCTGTCATCGACCGGCTCCTGTATCCCGCCACTCTGCCACCAGAAATCAATACAACGATCGGCAAAAATCACCAAACATTCATCACCGGCTTTAACTGGAAACGTTAGCGTACAGCCTCCGCCACGCGGGAATACCACTGGCACATCCACCAGCAATGGGTAATTTTTGGTAATGCGGTTGCCGTCGTTATCAATTTCAACGTAACGGATAGCAGGCTGTACAACCGCCGTCACCGCATCAGGAGCGAATGACTGAACAATGCCAGGCAAGGCGACACGGATCTGGTTCTTTGTTGTTTCCCGTTCAGATTTAAATGTTTCGGCAAGGTCGCCGCTGCGGGTCTGGTCAGATACTGCCATTTAGTAGGCTCCAGAAAGCAAAAAACCCGCCAAGTGGCGGGTTTGAATTTTGAGAAATTTCAGCTTATGCAGTTAACGAGTCATCACCAATCTTCAGTAATTGATTAACGATTGCATCGACCTCTTCCGCATCCAGAATTACACTTCTCGCGGTAATCCGGTTGATTTTCCGCTCAAGCTTGTAATCAGAATTAACACGTTGGGCATGCGTCATTTTCAGTTTAACGCCGATTTTCTTTACTGCGTTAACATCAACATCGTTAAGTGCAGCTGCCTCACCACTACAAAAGGCCGTATAGACTCGCATGTGAACTCCACCTTTTAGTTTTTCACCATCTTGTGTAGCGGTCGGTACCAGATTGTTGGTGATCCGTAAGGCGGAATGGTACATACCATAGTATGCTCGGCTAATAGCATTTCTCGTCCACATCTCACCGTTTAGAGCCAGGGAATGCTTAGCCAATTCAAGAAAACAGGTATGCTCAACCGACATTAGAGTTCCCCGGCTTCAAAGCATCCGACGCATTCTGAATCCGCAAGCCCCGCAATAATAATCTCATCAGCCAAGGCATTATTCATCTGCGAAAGAAGCACTGGATCGTCTGTTTTGACTTCAACGAACAGCGTATCAAGTTCTGACATTACATAAAAAGCATGAGCGCCAGCAAGACGAGCGCGGTACTTTTCTGCAACGTTCATCATGAGCCGCCCAATAGTTTTTAGCTCCTGAGCATGATCTTTTTGGGTATGCAGATAATTGAGCGTGTCATACCATTTGCCCATATCTTCAGGGCGCGGTACTTCCATTGCAGTTAGCATCGGCATCACCTTTTCAAGCAAATCGATATCAACCCAGTATGCAGAAATTGTAGCAACCTCAGCCAATATCGTTGGATTAAGTGAATCAGATGCTTTCTGAATCATCACATACTGGCGAGCATGCAAACCTAAGTTACGCAGCGCAATCGTATAGTTACAAAAAGAAACTGGATCGTTAGGCGCTATTCTCAACCCCCGCTCACAGAGTGAACATCCTTCATCTATTTCACCAAGAACAAGCTTAGCTAAGCCTTCAATTGATAGCCCCTGATAACGTTCAGGTAGTTTCTTCGCTTCACGAATGATTCGATGGATTTCAAACTCACTCAGAAGGTTTTCACCCTTAGTTAATGAAGGAGTCAGAAGATCTAACAGTTCTCCTGATTTTGGCTGCGCTAAACTCATGTTTTAGTTATTCCTGGCTTTAATGAAGTAGCATATCGATGGCAATCCACCATCAAAAAGTCAGTGCAGTGTAATCGCTCGTCTCAAAAAACAACAGTTTTTAGAGCACATTTTGTTGTTTTTCAGGCGTTACGAATTTCAGGTTACCTTCACCCAGCCACTTTTTTACAAGGGAAAGATCCGATGATTTTCGGCGCATCCATGCTGTTCTGCAGAAGCTGGACATTCAGGAATCGCGTTTCGGTACCAGGGCGACGAATGTATTCAAAGCCGTAGTTGTTACCGTCTTTGGCAGGCATAAGCCCCATGTCTACTTTCAAACCATTGGTACCCAGTTCGGTGATTTTTTGAGAGGTAACTCTTTCACCGTTGATAGTCGATAACTCGCCCTGGTTTGCAACCATAGTGTAGCCACCGCATTTAACCGTGAAGCCATCCGCCCACGCGCTGCACGCAGAAAAGACAGCTAACAGAAAAATAATACCCCTCATTGCTCATCCCCTTTGCAAAGCCGATCGCGTATACAGATCCGCCGCGCCACGCGCTTCGCACATCATATCCATGTACCACGCCTGGCCCCTTGTGTCGCCAGTGTACATAATCCCGCGCACAATATAAACGCCATCCGTTGCGATGCTGGCAGGCTGCGATGTGGTGCCGCTTAGCGTGATATTTCCATCCGTGTTCTGGTCGGTGATCTGACCACCAGCCATCGCAATATCGTTGTTCGACAAGGCGGTACGATACACGGAAGCCTGATCCAGCTGAATAAGTCCGTTAACCCGGATGTTCGGATTAATAAGCGCGCGGACGTTTACGCCGTTACCGATAGTCTGCTGCGGCATGCCAATAAGCCCGGTAGCGCTGTTGAGCACAATCGCTTCATGAACATATTCGTTATTCGCCACCATCTGGCGCTGACCGTCCACGAATTGCCATGTTGCGCCACATTGCCCGGCTACGTTATCCATTAGATGCCGCGTCATGCCAAAGAGTACCCGCCCCCGGGGGAATACAGTAGCAGGCATTTCAGGCGTCAGGCCTTCGGTCGCGCCTTTGGCTTCGAAGTCTTTCATCAGCGCACGGTTTACATCAGCGACCGTGTAACCGGCAGCCAGCGTCTGTGAGGTTATACTGGTGGCAAAAGCCAGATCAGTATCTGCTGCCTGAATCAGGACGTAGGAATCAACCGGACTGTCTTTTCCTGTGACCGAGTAGCGAATTTCACCGCTGAAAATCAGTCCGTAGTTGCGGCCATCACTCTGACCCACGTCCGCCGCGTCAACTTCCCGCACGGTCCCGACGTCGCTTGCCGACACCTCCGGCGCGATACCGTCGTAACCGGCAATCAGACGCACTTTCGAAAACTCCTGCCCGGTGATTCGGTTCACAGTATCTGCCGAGAGGTTATAAATTTTGATAGTCCCTACCCGGGACGCGCTGCTGATGTTGAACCAGTCGATCGTAAAGGTGACTTTAAAATCACTTAGCTCAATTCCCTGACCGTTCCCGTCCACAAGCTGCAGCTCGAAATGTCTCATCCAGTTCTGTGACATGCTTACTCCGTTGATACCAGTAAATGGCTGCGACCGCCCAGGTCAGTTTTTGTGGGGTAATCCTGTGTGTTGTCATCACAGACCACCACCAGCTTAAAACCAAGCCCCATACAGGCGTACTGCGCCAGCAGGTCAGCACCAGTGACGAGAGGAATACCGGAGATTACCGGCTCCCCTCTGTCGTTCTGCAGGTCCATAATCCAGTACAGATCGCGCCATATGATGCTAATCCGCCAGGTGACACCACCCAGGACGATGCTGAACTGCTGGTTGTCCGCTGTCAGCGGAATTTCCTGAATTGTCATTAGCCGCCCCCAGTAATGACGCCACGTTACCCGTGATGCTTTTCAGCAGTGAAGTATCTGGAGGTTTTGTGGTTTTGTTGCCGCTGTTCTGTACCGCCGACGTGCTGGCCCCTTCCTTCATGTTGGTTTTATCCGCGACGGTAATCTGCTGTGTCCGGGAGATAATGACCTCCCTCAGGGTGAGGACGGCGGACAGGACGTTTTCGGTTGTCTTGTCCGTCGTCACTTCCAGCGCCCGGATCAACATGTTGCTGTACAGCCGTTTACCGGTTACCACATCGAAGGGGATACGGCTTTCCTGCAGATCCAGTAGCTCCTGATACGTCTGCTGAGGACTCAGGCCGAGCAGGCTGGTAGCCGTCAGATTACTGGCAAAATCCAGCAATGCGCCGCCACCGGCGAAACCAACCTCCATCACCACTTCTGACGGTTTTTTATAGGCATGATCAGCGACAGCGGCCCCGACCTCTACCGGATGCTCTGTTATTTCAAGCATATCTGTATGCTTCTCTGAAATAACAACACTGGGAACAATCATTCCTATTTTTCTGCTCTGCTGATGAAAAAGTGTAGAGAGAATATCCACTAACCCACCCTCACCTGATTACTTCGCATGACCTGAGCATTTGCAGACTGTTGCCGACGTGCAACCTCATTACCGACAGCGTGCGGATCTCCGCCACCGTAAATGTGGTAAGTATTTTGCTGGTTAACCTCTGTCATTTTGCCACTAATTCCCGCCACGGCAGCCTTATTAATCAGCTCTCGAGAATAGATATTTCTTCCATTCTCATGCTGGATAATGCTGCTCATCAATGCTGACATGGTTTGCGGATCGCTCATATTCAGGGCAGCCCGGGGATCCACTCCCAGTCGTTGCGATACAGCCCTGATATACGCAGTTGTGTTGTTATTATCAGACGCAGGTGCCCAAGTAGAGATAATTTTCTCCACACTGTTTATTCCCCGTCCGGCGTACAGCATTAACTGACGAGCAAGAGCCCGTAATCCATCAAAAGCAGTTTCAAATCTGGCAAATCGCCCGCCCGGGCGTTCAAGAGAAGCCCCTGCCTGACCAGCAAAATTAAGGTTTCCCGGATTGTTATTCCGTTCTCCTCGTTTCGTAGCCTGTGCATATTGTTCCGGCTCATCATCACCAAACCAGCCGCGTACCGTCCGGCCCACACTGCGGGGATCGAATCCCCAGTGCTCTTTAATCCAGTCGGCAGTACTGTTAGCGCTGTCTGTAACCATCGGCATCGCTGACGGATTTTCGCTGCCCTGATTAAGTATCTGTTTGCCGATGATGACGGCATCAGCCCAGCGGCCATCTTTGATAGCGTTGAGCAGGTCGGCGATCATGTTCAGCATTTTGCTGAATTCGCCCATCTGGTCGATGAAGTTGCTGAAATCCCACTTCAGGGACCATGATTTGGGGTCAATATTGAGCAGTTTCGCCAGCGCTTTCACCAGTTCATTAACAGACCCTTTCAGGTCACGAACCATCTTCAGCGCGGCATCGACCTCCGGCTTCCACTTGCCCCAGTCAATCAGGCTGTCGCCGCCTTCCTTCCAGGTCTGATAGTCCTCCCACAGAAGGGCAATCCCCGCCGCCAGCGCGGTAATGAGGCCAATCGGCGACATCCAGAACGTACTGTTCAGAATGCGCAGCGCAATCGTCAGCGCGCCAAACAGCGAGATGAGCTCCCGCGTTTGCTTATCCAGCGATTGCCACCAGGTGATAAGGCTGGATGTTCCCTCAATTAGCCTGAAGAACAGCCGCCCGATGATGTCTCCGAGCGCCAGAATGCCTTTTATGGCTTTCGTCAGGGTCTGCTCGATGCGCGGGAAGTTATCGAGGATGTGGCGGCGCAGTGTGTCCAGCGAACCCGCCAGACCACCAGCAAGATTAGAGCCGATTTTGTCACGGGCCATGCCTGCCATCGCGCCGAACTCGCGCAGGGAGGTCATAAATTTGTTGGAGCTTCTGGCCGCCTCGTCAGCATTGAAGCCGATAGCTTTCGCCATTGCGCTGTACTGCCCGGAGAAGCCACCCACACCCCGGCGCATCGCCATAAGGGTATTTTCGTCAATGCCCAGCATCTGCGCATACTGGTTAGCCCGGTAATACGGCATGCCGCTGAGCTTCTGGCCTACACCTGTAAAAATAGAGGCCATGTCACGCATGTTACCGCTGGCATCCCGTGTCTGTACCCCCAGGCGATTCAGAAATCCCTCTGCACCGGGATTGTTACGAATAAACCGGGAGAGGCTTTCCAGAGAAGAGCGCGCAGCGTCTGCACTGCCGCCAACCTGCGAAACCGCATAGCCAATAGACTGAATTCCATGGACCGTCGCGCCGGTGCGCTGTGACGCCCAGTAAAGATTATCCAGACCGGAGGCGATCTTAGCCGTGAAGGCCACCACGGACAGTGCAGTTCCTTCGACGGCCAGCCCCATTTTGATGACATTTGCAGTTGTACCGGCGAGGACAGAACCGAACTTTTTCGCTCCTGCATCATCCACACTGAAGCCAAGCGAGACGAGGAAATCTTTAATAGTTTCAGCGTTCATTATCCTCTCTCCATTTCTCAATGCGCCGCTGGTTATCCGCTTTTACCGCCAGATGGTCATTCAAGAGAGCAATGTCGTACAAATCGACAGAGCCATCTTTAAGTGCTGTATAAGGAATTAACCCGGCGTCAACCGGATTGAGAAGGTAGGACAGCCCGTCCGGCAGGCTGTTAAACGTCAGCCCTGTTGCAGGCTCTGCGTCGTGCTGGTAAGGGGTGTAGGCAAAAAATTTCCCAGCGAATCGGCGACCACCCGCGCCACCAGCTGCAGCATGACCAGCAGGTCAATATCATCAAACATCAGTTCGCCCTTGGTAAATACCGGCACCCATCCGTCCATATGACGCCGCGACACCACCGCAAGACAGGGATGAATAATCGCTTCGGTGTCATCTTCGGTCAGGGAAGACAGTTCCTCAGCGATACGCGGGAGCATGGTTTCAAACACCGGTTTTAACTGCTCGAATTTCACGGTTTCGATTTTGCCGTCAGCAGGCAAACGGGAGCGAATGCTCCCGAAATCTGACATCATTCCCGCCAGTACCGGCAGAAGTTTGCGGGTCACTTTCAGCTGGTCAAAAACGCTGAGTTTTGCCACGCGATATTTCACGCCTTTAATTTCGAATTCCATGTATTAAAACTCCCCGAGAACCTGGTCAATCTTGCCGCAGTCAAACACCCACGGCATCGTATTACCGGTTTTAGCGTTGGCGTTATCCGGTTGTTTCTGGAACGCAACACTGCGTGCCGTGATGATGTCGCCGCTGACCTTGTTGCGGATCACGATAACGTTATTCCCCCATGTGGCAGAAGACTGGCTCTGTGCGTTATACGCCAGCGACAATTTTTTATTTGTCGGTGATGTCTTCAGAAGGTTAACGGTAATCGTCCCGCTTTTATCTGCATGGAGGCTGTGCATCACTTCGCCATCAGCACCGATGGTCATGGTGTTTTTAGGACCGCCCATCGCAACCACAATCCCCTCCTCAGAACTTGCCGAACCGTACCCGAGGTCAATCGAACCGGTCGGCCCGGTCAGCGTCGCAGTGACATCCATAAAAGAATAGGTAGACATTCACTTCCCCTTAGCGAACAACGTTAATCTGTACGTCAGCGTAATGAACCGCGCCTGCAAGTTTTATTGCAGCCTGAATCACCGGAGCCTTACGGGCTTCACGTTCTGATTGTGCCTGTTCATCCAGCGGCTGGGCGTATACGTAATAACCTTTGGGCAGCGTGTCACCTGATGACAACTGCCCAAGGTCGCCACCGTTCCATACGCCCGGAGCAATCAGTCCATTCTGAACAGCCTGATCCAGTGATTTTTCTACATTTGATAACAGTCGGGTAATACCGGCTTCAGTCTGGGGAACTTTCGTGGTGCTGGTATAAAGCAGGTTATAGAGGTTGGTCTGCACATAATTCTGTAACCAGTCCAGGCCGTGGCGTTCATCAAAGAAATCGCCGTTAGCCATCACTCCCTGCTGGAGGATAGCTGTATCATTCTGGTAGTACACGAACACATTGCAGTTTTTTGCATCAAGTGCCGATGCCTGGCTGACTGTCAGTGTTTCATACCCGACACCCGGCTCCTGCTTAAACTTGAGCGTAATCGCGGTATTACTGCCATTGAAATTAACCGTGAATGCCCGGCCAAATGCAGATAACGCAGCGTATTTATTACCCGATGAATACTGAATAAAACTGCGTGAATATCCGGCGGTTTTCAGTTTTGATGCCAAATCATCGCTGGATGCAGTCTGCAGGCATTTCTCATCGCTTGTCGTAATCGACAGAATACGGCTTACAGAAGAGGATTCGATCGCCGCAGCCACTTTCAGCCAGTCTGCATCCGGAATATCTTCATCGTCTGCAATCACCAGCCCATACCATGAAGTATAATCGAGCATGGCATTCACAGCCTGCTCCAGCGTCTCAGGCGTGGCCTGTTCGCTGTCACCCTTCGTTTTCACCCAACGACCAACAAAAACCTCCTGAGGTTTCGGTGATTGTGAGAAAAACACCAGCGCAGCCTTATATTCTGGTGATTCCACGCCAAAATCTTTTCCAATATCTTCCGCAGCAGAATAACGGCGAATGCGCTCACTTACCGGAATGATTGTGGACGGGCCGAGAATGAGTAATGCACCAAAATTTCGCCCTGATGCTGCACGCGGCGACATGATCACATCAACATTAACAACGTTTGATACAGGCAAGCCCTGTGCCATAGCTTAATCTCCGAAAAAGATGACTGGTGCTTCCACCAGCGATTTAATACCGTACTCGCGCACAACCTTCCGGCGCAGGCGCACCGTCATATCGTAGCGGCGGACCCATTGCTGATTAATAAGTTCAGGGAAGGGTGTCAGACCTGTGTAATCGCCAAGAGACAGCCCCAGCGCATTCAGTGCTGCATTGTTCTGCGGTACAGATATACCGTCACGAAACCGGGACGCATACACCATCCCCGCCGGTCCATAAAATGAAGCCATACACTCAATCGTTTCATGCCGCCAGAGCTGAGAGCCATCATCGGTCTGTCTGGTGAATGCCGGACTGTCATCACCTGACCATCCGATAACCCCAAACGCACACCAGTTCGTTTCAGCCGGTAGCAGTGGCGGCTGCTCTTTCTGCCAGCGCGGACGAACCATCCCGGCAGACAGACCGGAAACGTTACGCATCCACTGGCTTAACAGCCTGTCGAGCGCTTCGTCATAATCCGGATCGCCACTGGTTGGTATCAGCCATCCGCGCTCTGTGCTGGTGTTATTGCTCAACCGGAATTCCCCCATCAAACGGCAGCAACTCACAATGCGCCTGAACGAATCCGGCACCATACGCTGTATACGGGTCGACGAAAGTCACACGATAATCACGGCCCTGATACGTCACGATATCGGCATCACGGCCAGTCTGTCCCTGCGTCAGTCGCTCAGTCGTCACAATCAGAATTGCACCACTGATTACCTGCCCGGCCTGCATACGATGGTTTTCCAGAGAGCGATCAACAGTTACGACTCCGGCAAACTGCTTTTTAACTTCGCTGTTGCTGCCGATCCCGTCCTCATCCACCGTTTGCACACGGCGTGTTACCCACAAATTGAAGTCGCAAAAATCGGGGTCAAAAAGCACATCTGTTACATCAAGAGTCGGCATCTTTATCCCTCACAACATGGGTAATAGCTCTGCGATATTGCCCGGTGTCAATTAATGGGTTCGCCAGTTCGGTTCCCGGAGATTCGCCAGCAGCACGCCGGGCAAGTTCCAGTGTCGCCCCCTTGCGCCCCCGACGAGCCCGGGCTTCAACAGTACTGTCAGCAAGCGGCGTAAATCCGGTAATGGTCATGTAATGCCTGACGCCATTAGCGGCCAGCGTTCCGGCACGGTTGAGTGCGCTTTCTGCTCCCGCAACATTACCATCAAGAGCAGCCTGCGCCGCGGCTTTGAGCTGCGGCACCGTCTGCTCTTCTGCCGATTTAACGCCGGGGACCAAGTGAGGTCGTGGCGGGATGTTCTGCTCTGGTGAGCCGTATTCGTTGAGGTAACCGATGCCCGCATTACCAAACGGAACATCATCCCGCCCGCTGTCTTCCGAAGGGATGCCGACCAGCACATCTTTTTTGGTTAACGACCTGAGCGCATCCAGAATGGCCTTAGCGTTATCCACCCTCGTTGTTACACCGCTTTTGAAACTCATAGCTGGCGACCACCTGCACCGAACATCGTGATCAACTGATAAAATTCAGCGCCATATCGGGTGTTATTCCAGAAACCTGCATCAGGATTCAGCGTCGCGCTGGTGTCATAACTGACGCTTACCTTATCCACGGACTTTGAGGACTGAACACCATTGGTTGAACCGCCCGGACCACCAGCCAGCATCGCTCTGCTGTCTGCCGCCCAGAGCGTCATGTAGTGCGAAACGAACAACCCGGCAAAGTACGGAAACAACTTTTTGCCGGTGACGTTTTCGCTCAGCAGTTCATCGGCCAGATTCAGACGAAACTGGATTTGCGCTTCGGGATATTTGGCAGGGTCAGCAAACTGCGGGAAGTCGCGGCGAAAATCACTTACCGCTGGCAGACTTTGATTCTTTGGCATTTTTTACCTCGTTACGCGCGTCTGTGGCTTTGCCAACGGATACTTCCGCGTGCGCACGAGTGAACCAGTGCGTGGCAACGTCTTCCTCCACAGCATGACGGCCTTTAACAAACTCGCGCCGAGAACCGTCGGGAAGCGTGAGCACAAACGGGGTATGTACGTGTATTACTGCATCATTTTTTGCCATCGGGTCATCCTTAATGGCCCCGCCAGGGGGCCATATGGCTGTTAAATGCCATCAACGTACGAAATGGTTTCTTTGTACACTGGCTCGACTGCACCCAGCTTGCCGTAGTAAGTGACGATCTGATACAGACCGCGATACTGCACCGGCACGCTCTGAAGCGGAACCAGCGGGTAGCGGACGTATTTTTTATCGTTGGTGTACGCAACCATGCGATCCTTATTCCCCACACCACGGCCTTTCAGCCATTTAACCGCGCGGATATTCAGCGGAACACCGTTCTGGTGATAGCTGATGGTGTTGGTCTGAAGATACGTCAACAGGGACTGGTTACCCGCAGATGAAACGATGATGCTGGACAACAGAGCAAACTGCTCAGGCGGGATCAGCAAATCACGCGGAACCACAGAGTAACCGGAAGCGGCCCACGCATCAGACAGCACCTGGTTAATGCTTGCGCGGATTTCGTCCGGTGTTGAGGTTGCCCACGTTTTAGCAGCGTTGTTGACAGGCACGCCGTCCAGGGTAACAAGGCCTTTCAGGTTTAATGCGGAATCGCCAACATATACCTGTTCATCGTTATCCATCTGCCATTTCAGTTGCATACCGTCATACTTCTGCGTATCAATCGGGCGGCCGACCTGCTGAGCAGCCTGCAATTCTATGACCGTCCAGCCAAGTTCCATCCCCCACAGGTTCAGCGGGTTACCGGATTTGCCGATATCCACGTTCACGCCAGCAATAGCGGTTGAGTCTTTGCCTACCCAGTTTTTGCCATTCGGATTTGCACCAGTACCCGCAGCGGCGAAGCTGGTATTCGTCCAGCTGGAAATGTCATCTGCGATAGAGACATCTTCACGCAACTGAATATCGCGGGTCCAGGTGTACCCCACCAGTGGCAGGTTCAGCGTCTGGTCGAGTCGCTCCAGCTCTCCGATGAGAAAGGCACCAGAGCTGTCAACGGTTGCCTGATCAAAAGTAATCATTCGTCTGTTCCTTAAATCTTCCAGGAAATTTCTGCATTGCCGTCAGCATCACCGGCACCTGTGAATTCAGCGTTGGTCAGCACCACATTTTTGCCACTGACTGACGTGGACATGAATCCACCCAGCGGCACTTTGATGGATTCATCAGTGGAGACGACAACGTATACCGGGTCGCCTTTTTTGATGGTGCTGGCATCAAAATCAGAACCGAGATTAACGGTCACGTAGCCACGCTTCATGGCGTCGCCAGGGAAGTTCTTGCCACTCCCCACCTGGCGAACCATGTCCGGCTGCGAAGTGGTCGGATAAGGGCGCACGTAGATCCCCTTCACCTTGTCTGCTGTATCACCATCTGCCAGAGGCACGAAAAAACCGTCATCATCGTATTTACCAGCCAGCCCATAGGCAGCGAAGGCGTTATCGGATTTAAGGACCACCGGTTCGACGGTTAAGTCCTGCGGGCGAGAGACAGCCCCGGCAATGCCAACAGGCATCCGGTACAGAAATACATTATTCATTTTTTACCCTTTACGGTTTGCCCAGAATTCAGCGTTTTGTTTGTTCAGGGAAGCGATACTGGTCATGCCCATGTTTAGGCGCTGTGCATCGCCGGTGGTGGCGCGGGTGTTTCGCCCTTTGGCAATCTCAGACACGGCATTAAACGCCATGTCGACCGATTGTTTCGGCAATTTGCGGATATCCGCATCACCGACTATCTGGCGAACCAGCGTTTTGTCAGCAGAAGCCAGAACCTCGCGTTTGAACGCGGTCGGTTTCATCTTACGGCTCAGATCGATACCCGGAACGATAACTTCGGCACGCCAGGCTGAGTCACCAGTAATCGTGGTTTCCTCTTCATCGTCCTCGCCGTCACCGGTTGGATTATCGTCAGGCTTATTATCGTTATCGCCCGTCGCATTTCCTTCCAGCTTAGCCAGCAGGGATTTCAGTAATGTTTTGAGGTCATCATCACTGTCGCCGGTTGGACCTCCGCCCATCTCTGGTGCTTTGTCCGGTAGTGGTTGCTGCGGGGACAGGTTGATGTTGAGATTAACGCCCTGCGGCAAATCCCCCTCATCTCCTGTAACCGATGCGGGAGCCGACTCCACCAGTTCGTTCATGGTGTCGGCATCTCCTGTCTTGATGGCTGCACGCATGCGGTTCCACCAGTTTTTCTTTTGATTTGCCATTGTGTCTCTGTCTCCAATTGCACAACGATTTCCGGCTCTGCCTTTGGGGACAAGAGCCACATGGTTTCCGGTAATATCGACCTGCTCGGCTTTACCTGGCTCGGTCTGCTCATACTCCGCGTCATAGCCGCACGACACTTCGCGCAGGCCATCTTCGATAAGCTGAATGGCGCTTTCGTCTTTGACGATAAGGTCAGCCAGCATCAAATCAGACTGCTCACCCGTCCCGCGCCGGACATTCTGGAGGTGCCCGACAGCAAGCTCTTTCCAGTTCTCTGGATTCACCAGCCGCACATCCCCGTTTTCATCCTCGGGATGCAACACCGTGATACTCATTCCTTCGAATGAGGCAAGCGTGGCGGGATGGAATACCTGCTCAGGAGAACGCGTGACGACTATTTCACCGAACTTATCGGGTTTCAGTTTTGGTAGGTCATCAGCACCATAGAGCTGCTTACCTGTTCGTCCTATCGGCACGTCTTTGCACAGCAACGAGCCGTCAGCCAACTGATAGCGGGTTTCCCCCAGCCGGGTATTGAAAAAATATTTCATGTGTTACCTGCGATTCAGGCGGGGTAAGAATGGGAGGTGGGAAAAACAATTTCTTTATAACAGCGACAATTCGGGAACTCGCCAGCGTGACCTGTCATGCCGTCAAGCGTTGGAGGTTTGCCCCATTCGACAAATTTACCTTCCATTTCCCGATGAGAATGCCTGACATCACCATCTTCGGCTGTACGCCAGATATAACCATTCGAACCAATTGCCAGCGCACGCGCCTGATCCAGCGCGCCGGTTGCACGTCCAAGTTCAGTACGGGCAATCAGGTCAGCTCTGGACTTTGCTATATCACCCGATGCAGCTATTTCTTTAGCAAAATGTTCCGCTCTCCCACCGGTCACAACAGCTTCAATCGCCCGATTCTGGATGTCGTACACCCTGTCAGCCGCCTCGAGGGGTAGCGATTTAATGTACTTAACCTGTTCAGCAACGACGGATTTCATCACCTGCCCTGGCGGGGCACTGTTTACCAGATTGCGTAGCTCACGGCTGATGGTTTTGCTGTGTTTACGCCACTGCTCATCATTCTTGCGCACAATATCGGCGGTAAAGTTTTCCGCGACCTTTGTCGCCCAAGGGGTGATGATTTCACTGTAGCGTTCCAGCGCCTCAATAATTTCCGTGATACTGTCATTTGAACCATCGTAGCGACCATTTACGATGTCTCCGACCGCCCGCGCTATCCTGCGTAGGCTGGTTCGATAGCGGATTTCCGCCTGACGGTTCCTGCGGTTCGTCATCAGGTTCGCCGATGCCGGGCGGCGCTTCGTCTTCGGCATTCTCTATGTCCTCGTCGGTAATGGATGCCCCGATGCCGGTTACATCAGAATTTTCGCGCAAATCGGTCATAGCGGCTTTCAGTGTCATCAGACCATCACCCAGCGCTGTACTGATTGCGTTGGTAGTGTTTAACGCCACCGTTGAGCGATCGACATCAGACATTTGCCAGAGCGGGTTAAACTCAAACGTGAAATCGTCCGGTAGCGGCTTGCCAAGTTCCGAACGATGCATGATGTCCAGTATCCGCCGCACCGGAAGACGTAAACGTCTCTCCTGCAGCGAGCTTACCCGATCGTAATAGTTGGCAAGGTCTGCATCGCCGGTAGAAAATCCTTTCGGGGACTGTCCGAACAACCGCACCAGTGGGATACCAACAGCGCCACTAATCTGTTCTGCAAACTGCGAAAGGATGTCATCCAGACCACTGAAGCTGTACTGATGGGTTTCAAACTTATCCCGCGAGTCCATGAGCGTCATGCCTTCATTGCTCTGGAACTGTCGAATCAGGTCGATATTCTTCAGCAACGCTTCATACGCAGGACCACCAAGTGCGATAAGCTCGCGTAGCTTCTCCACGCTGTAGGTGCGCAGATGCGCCTTGTAGACCAGCTGCGCCGCGCCGACAGTAGCGCTGTCGAACGCGGTAAGACGATCCCAGATACGCTCTACAACCGACATTCCCCATTCGTTCTCGGTCATCTTCTGCTGGAATGGCAGCGTGACGCCATCAAAGCGAATCAGACGACTGTGATGAATGCGCCAGGCAGGAATTCCCGTTGCTGTGGTCACCACATCGTAAAACTCAGGTTTACCCAGGTCCGGCCCCATATCTTTAATGCGGCGGGTCAGCACTGGGTTAATCATCCAGCGGTCGAGCGGGAGAATGCCCTTAAACTTGCCTTCTCCAATGGTTTCGAGCCGCAGCGGGGTCATTGGTGCCTGCCCCTCAATCATGATGAAACCCACCGCGCCGCCATAGAGGCGCGACCATTTCAGCACGTCATTCAGCGCATCCCAGATTTGCAACTCATCCAGTTGTGATTCGAGAATGCCGCGATCTTTTGCATCAATTTCCGAAGTGATGCGAATGCCTTTGCGGGTCATATCATCTGGGATAGCATCGACCGCTTCGCCGATGATCCAGGACGAACGATAGGACCATTCCACCAGCATGCGGTTACGACTGGTGAAATTAGCCCGGTAGGTGGATGCTGAGTGCTGGTTAGGTGTCTGCATCCCTACGCGGGCAATAAAATTCTCATAACCATCAGCTGTGGCCTGCGCAGTTCGCCGCAGGGCTTGTTTGTTTCGTGCCATCAGGCCTGTCTCCCTAGCAGCTCCCAGATGTTCAGGGCTGAATTCATTGGGGCATAGTTGATCATCACCGAGTCGGCAAGGTTTGGCGATCGGGTTCCATCAGGCTGTTTATCAATAACGATTTTTCCCACACCATTAATGGAATAGGTCGGCTGCGAAAGCTCGATGATGAGTTTATCTTTGAGTGCCATGCTACTGCTGATTGAGATGATTTCGTCCGGGTTGTAGGCCATGCCCTCAACCACGGCACGGTAGGTGTTCTGGAAAAGTTTACGTAACCGCCACCAGCTCTGGGCTTTGGCGTTAGCGAAGAAGTCCTTGTTCAGACGTGCGGCTTGCCCGTTGTCCCCGCGAACAGCTTCATCATCCGGATCAAATACCGCGCCACTACCTCGAAACGGTGTGGCGAGTATTGACGGTCGACGCGCAGCGTTACGCAGTTCGTTGATAGCGCGTGCATCGCCGCGAACGCCAGCGCCCAGCCCGTCCTCGTCAAAGCGAAACTCTTCAAGATCGTCCTGTTCGCAAAAGCCGAAGACCTTCTCGACGGACTGATAAATGTCGCTGCCCACACCGGACCATTCCCGCACATTCTCCAGGAGGAAGCCATGACGGGTGGAAAAGGCATTTTTGTCCCTGCCTTCGTCGGCGACATCCATCGCGCCAAGTCGTTTGCCTGTTGGCTGGATACCCAGTTTGATATGCGCATCAACGGCAGCCTGTACCCATTCGGATGGAATCAGGACGCCTTCCGCTGATGCGCTGTAGTTCAGATCAAGTTCCTGTGCCACCACCACCGGATTATCGATTTTCTCGCATTCCCTGCGATACCACTCTTCATCCTTGCGAGGATCATCCCGCCAGTGGAATGTGAATACCGGTATCTTCCCGCCATGACGCTTCTGAGCGAACGGGTTCGCCATGCCGTTAACTGAACTCAGGTCAATACGGCAACGCGTCGTTTGTGACAACGCCGCATCAATCAGCAGAGGACGCTGAAGGAATGCAGCCTCATCAACCAGATAAAGCGTGGTACGGTCACCACGACCAATATTATCGCCAGCCTCGCCTTTGATAACGGCACCAGTTTCAGGAAACTCAACACGCATATATGGCGCGTGCTTCTTCTCGCTCCACGAACCGCGAAACTCTACAGGTAGTGTTTCCACGAACTTGCGCGCCTTCCAGAACAATGCTTTCGGGTCACCGGTGCTGTCGACGTATTCCTCTTTACGGGAGCCGAAACCGATAACCATTTCTTTGTTGAAGAGACAAAGCGAGCAGGCCAGTCCGATCGCGGTCCAACTGAGCCCCATTTCACGGGATTTTTCGGTAATACCATTCTCCCGATTGCTCCAGCGTTCCATAATCCAGTGGATCCACTCCTCCTGCTTAGGGAAGAGTAAAAACGGAATGGTCACCGGCAGGCCATAATCAATATTACGCGGGTCCGTTGTCATGCCCCAGTCGATGATGAACTGAGCCGGATTGGTTCGGTAAAACTGCTTCAACACGGGCAATATTTCAGGATTCTGGCGAATGCGCTGTAGGCGTTCCATCCGCCATTCAAAAACCATCTGGTAATCAGGATGTTTAAAATCGAAGGGGAATGGTAACGGCATACTTAGCCCATCATTTTTCTATACGCTTCTGCAACCTGCTCCGGCGTTAAGTTGGTAATTTCTGTTCTGACTGGTCCTCCGTCAGCACCAGTCACTTCATTTTTGACATTGTCTTTAAACGCCTGAACAGAAACATGACGCCCGAGCAACTCAAGGTTTTTAACCTTATCAGGCCATTTGATTTTCTTCAGAAGTGCGGCGCTATCTGCGGATACCATCTCCACGACATCCATTCCTGATAGCGTTGTGCGCCATACCTTAGGCCAGTCTTTAATGGGTTTTAGCTCACCGTTTTGCAGGAGAATGTCAAGCACATCCATCTGGTCGATTTCAATAAGGCGATTAAGTACATATTCTGCATTAATACCAACAAGATCATTGCGTTGCGCTTTCAGTTCGGCGATTCTTAACTTGATGTCAGGTTTTGACAGGTTTTCGGATGCGGTACGGTTGGCTGTTTTTGCGCTGTACCCCGCCCGAATAGCCGCTTGCGTGGCGTTTAAATCGATGAGGTACTCGCGACAGAACATCTCTTGTTTGTCGGTGAGTGCCATGACAAAGTCTCAATTGGATTGAAAATGAGTGATTTATTACTAATTAAAAACTGGTTAATTGACCATCATGCACTATCGATTTTCTTTGGGTTTTTATCGGCTGGGTTATGGATCAAATCAGCAACAGCCAAAGTCAAAACAGGTAGAAGCACCGTTGTAGCAATTACATTTGATGATCCCAAAAAAAATGTAGATCTTCACGAATTTTTCTTAACTGCGCGGTTACAGTCTAAATATAACTCATATGCAGCTTTCGCTGCTGCTGTAACTGTGATTTTGCAAATGGCTGGCTATTAGAAAACCTTAACCAGGATATTATTTACCTTTATCAATATCAGTTAACGGCTCAAAGTGTAATGGTTCCACATTCTCCTAATGGAGTTATTTACTCGCCCGTCTCGGTAGCCAGCTGCATAAAGCCATTAACCAGCTCAGGCTGACGTCGTGACGTCTTGCCCGTAAAGGTTTCGCCTGTTTGGGTTTGGTAGATGTCGGACATTGAGAGCCTCTTTATCTGCTTGTGGGGATATATGGTTAATTATCCTCTGTAGGGGATACTGCCATCACAATGGGGAGAATCATCGTAATGGCAATAAAAACCGCCCATAGGCAGTTAATCTGAAAGACCAAATTTCTTTTTTGCGTAGGATTTTAGAAGCTCTACACCAACATCTTTCAATACCGATAATGGTTGATCGCTAATTGTTTTTAGCTTCTCAAAAACATCCTTTTGTTGAAGGGTTTCTGCAAACTCTTGGCCTGATGACGTGAGTCTTACATTGGCTGGCCATTCACGGATTTCATTAAGCCCAATAGTAAGTCCTAATTTCTTAGGATCGCCTATTTCTAGAAAATGGTTACTGATATAACCTCTCTCAATCAATTGGTAGTAATGAAAGAGTCCTTTATCGCTGCTTATTTCGTATCCAGCTTTTTTAAGGTCATTAGCTGATATCAATGGTCTGCCAGCCTTAATAAAAACCCCTAACATTCCCTTCAAGTATTCCAGATCGGTCTGCATAAATTACCTCCATCCTGAGAAATAGAGATAATATTACCCTTAAAATTCTTCATTAACACTAATTTGAACACTGCTCTTTGATGTAGTCCTGCAAGTAGCCGACCTGCTTCGTCACTGTGACGATTCGCTCTCTGAGGGTGAAATAATCCCGTTCAGCGGAGTCAGTAAGTCCGGGGCTGGAAGCATCGCCCAAGCTGCCGGTGCCGGTCTTTCCGCTCGCTGGACATCGGGCATTGAAGTGCAGCCCACACTTGCCAGTGCGAACACAACGCTGCAGATCATCAAGCTGCTTTTTCGCATCAGCTAGTTCTCCGGTGTATTTAGCATCGAGTGCATCAGCATCACGCTGGCGCTGCTGCATGTCAGTAATGGTGGCGTTCGCCTTCTCCAGTTCACTGGCCTTGTTATCGCGCTGCTCTTTGTAGGCGATTGCGTTATCACGGTAATGATTAACAGCCAATGACAGGCAGACGATGATGCAGATAACCAGAGCGGAGATAATCGCGGTTAACCGACTCATGACATCAACACTCCAACGGCCAGAAACCACGGCCACGCATCGTTGCCATTGAATGCGAGCAACGCTGCCATGAAAAAGCAAATCATGCTCATTGTTGCCCCCACAAACAGACTTCACGCTCAATCTCACGACGAGTCATCAGACCTTTCCATTGCTTACCGCCAGCGTATGTCCAGCGACGTAGCTGATCACATGCGCCTTTGATATCGCCCTGGTTGATTTTGCGCAGAAGCGTCGATGTTCTGAAATTGCCAGCACCCACGTTGTAAACGAATGAGTAAAGAGCGCCGCGCGTTGTTTCCGGTATATCGACTTTGATGTACGGGTTAATTTGTCTGGCTACCGTGGCAAGGTCTTTATTCAGGAGGGCTTTGCATTCTGCTTCGGTATACGTTTTACCGGGAATGATGTCTTTTCCTGTATGCCCGTGACATACAGTCCATACGCCAACGATATCTTTGTATGGTATGTAGCTGACACCTTCCAGACCATCGTTACCACCTGGACCAGTGATTAACACTGATGCTATAGCAATAGCCCCGCCACCAATAGCAGCAGCAACAGCTTTTCGTAATGACGGAGGCATTATTCACCTCTCGCAGCCTTTCTTCTGTCTTCTCTGATTTTGAAGTACAGATTTGTCAGATAAGTCAAAAAGCCCAGAACTAGACTTCCCAGCACACCAATTGCAGCCCACTGTGACGGACTGACCTGATCCAACCACTGCAAAAACCAGTATCCCGCACTACCAGCGGATGTTCCGTAGGCAATGCCAGTTGAGATTTTGTCCATTGATTTCATAGCAACGCCTCCGCCAGTAACGGATTGCGTAGTTCTTATATTGGGAAGGGAGAAAAAGAAGACCGCAGCATAACTATCACTGATGAATTCAGGACATCCAGTGGCTACGGCTCAGTTATGGTGCTGGTTAACGGACTTGAACCGCTACCCATTCGCTTACAAGGCGACCGCTCTACCATTGGAGCTAAACCAGCATATTTGGCGGGACAGCGTGGACTCGAACCACGATAAGAAGGTTAACAGCCTTCCGTAATGACCTTTATACGACTGACCCAAATAAAAAAAGCCACCGTTGCAACTTAAGAGTCACTAACGGCAGCTTATGCGAATAGTGTTGCTCATTTGCTCAATGATGTCAACACGTTCTATGCTACATGTTTAATTTTCTCTACACGTTTCCGGTTTTTAAACGCACTATCCAGAACCGGGTAAATCATAAACAACGAGGCATTGAGGATTTCGTCAACTTCCCGTCGACAGGTTGCGAGCGATGGTTTTTGAATGCGCCCGCCGCCCCGGCATAACATCTTGCGAGGTCTTGCGACGCGATGATAGTAAGATGCAATGGCGTGCTTGGAAGAGCCGTGGGCGTAGTAGCTGAGGAGGATGCCAAAGGCTTTCTTGTCAATGTACATGACGGAATCGACGACCTGAGAAATCAACATTCCATCATCATCATTACACATTGGCCTTGTCATAACTCTTCCCGGCTCTACGCTCTCCATGAACTTCGCTATTACGCTGCTCATGCGCTTTTCCAGACGACCTGAATAAACCCATGCGCCCCACAGTTCAAGCCAGCCATTCAGCCACTCATGCTGTTCTTTGGTGAGGTTTAGTTCTCTTATGCCCACGCGCCTTCTCCCTGTACCTGAATCAATGTGAGATTTCCGCAGAACACTGCCCCAGTATCGATATACATCTGGTTGGCAAATTTGAGTGGTTTCACTGCTGGCGTATGACCAAAGATAAACGTGTCCGCGCCTTTAATTTCTTTAACGATCCCGTCTTGTGAGTTGCTGATTCGTTCGCGGTTCCAGATTACCTGCTGATGATCAACTGGCTTTCCAAATTCGTATTCGTCACAAGGATAATCGGCGTGGCAGATGACATATTTTTTACCTTTGCTCACCAGTTCGATGATTAACGGAAGTTCTTCTGCTTTATGGGCAAGAGCTTTAGCCAGAATTTCTTTGTCGTAATCGAGATTAAAGAACCAGCCACCGCCATTAAGCAGCCAGTGATTAACGTTTCCACGCTCTGATAAGCCATCAATCATCATTTGCTCATGGTTTCCACGTACAGCTCTGAACCAGGGGAATGTGATTAATTCCAGGCATTCAACGTTCTCTGCACCACGATCAACCAAATCGCCCACCGAGATAAGCAGGTCTTTTTTGTTGTCGAATCCAATCGTATCCAGTTTGTTCATCAGGTTCGTGTAGCATCCGTGCAGATCGCCAACTACCCAAATATTTCGGTATTTGCTGCCATCAATTCTTTCGTAGATATTCATGCAGCCTCACTTCTGCTGTTTCGCAGTTTTTTAAGTTTCTGTTGATACTCCGCCTTGATGGCCCTGCACTCTTCGACAGTCCAGCGATGGCGGTTATGGTTTGATTCGATTTCGTCTACTGCTTCCTGCCCGATGCGGTTAATCAGTTCGACGCGATACGGAACGAGATTTCCGCTTTTGTGCTGGTTGCACACCACGCATTGCTTGTGAATATTGCGTTCATCAAATCGGAGTTGAGGCGCCGCAGCAGTTGTCCGGTAATGCCCGGCATCCCACTGAGCAGACGTGAGCGTTCCGCACGAGATACATGGTAAGTCGCGGTCTCTTTCTCTGATGAAGGCGTTTACGGCTTGTTGGGCTTGTTTAATCCAGTAACTGCGGGGCTTTAAGGCGAGTTTTCGAATCTTAAGTTTATCTTTCTGTTTCTGCTCCTCTCGTCGTCGTTTCTTCTCTGCTGCCTTTTCCGCTTTTTCGCGTTCTTTGCTTCGTCGTTCGAGTGCTATCTTGGTTCCACACTCTGGAGAGCACCACCACTGATTGGCGAATGCAGGGTGAAACCATTCCCGACATTCATCGTTTTTACATCGTCTTCGCGCTGGTTTAGCCATCGTCTTCTTCCTCGTGCATCGAGCTATTCGGATCGCTCATCAGTTCTGCGCAGCAGTGCTCACACACGTGAACTTCCAGCACATGCAGCTTCTGACCGCAGTTAGCGCACGTTAAAGCTCGCTCGACACTTCCTTGTTCGTAACTTCGATTTTGGTCAATCACCTTGTTTTCCTCGCACGTTCTCTAAGCCACCGGATATCCCACAGGTGAGCCGTGTAGTTGAAGGTTTTTACGTCAGATTCTTTTGGGATTGGCTTGCGTTTATTTCTGGAGCGCTTCGTTGGAAGGTATTTGCAGTTTTCGCAGATGATGTCGGTGATACTTCGTCGCTGTCGTCTCATGCCGCCCTGTCTCCCCATCGCGCTTTCCATTCGAGAGCCAGTCGCGCTTCGTCTGACCACTTAACGCCACGCTCTGTACCGAATGCCTGTATAAGCTCTAATAGCTCCGCAAATTCGCCTACACGCATCCTGCTGGTTGACTGGCCTATTACCACAAAGCCATTCCCGGCAAGGTTAGGAACAACATCCTGCTGCTTTAATGCTGCGGTAAACACACACTTCCAGCTTTCTGCATCCAGCCAGCGACCATGCCATTCAACCTGACGAGAGACGTCACCTAAGCAGGCCCATAGCTTCCTGTTTTGGTCTAAGCTGCGGTTGCGTTCCTGAATGGTTACTACGATTGGTTTGGTTGGGTCTGGAAGAATTTGCTGTACCGCGTGAATAGCGTTTTGCTGATGTGCTGGAGATCGAATTTCAAAGGTTAGTTTTTTCATGACTTCCCTCTCCCCCAAATAAAAAGGCCTGCGATTACCAGCAGGCCTGTTATTAGCTCAGTGATGTAGATGGTCATCTTTTAACTCCATATACCGCCAATACCCGTTTCATCGCGGCACTCTGGCGACACTCCTTAAAAATCAGGTTCGTGCTCATCTTTCCTTCCCGTTCTTCCCTGGTAGCAAACCGGTAATACACCGTTCGCCAGACCTTACCTTCGATAACCAGAAGACCTGCCCGTGCCATTTTAGCCGCGGCCTGATTTATGCTGGTTACTGTTGCGCCTGTTAGCGCGGCAACGTCCGGCGCACAGAAGCTATTATGCGTCCCCAGGTAATGAATAATTGCCTCTTTGCCCGTCATACACTTGCTCCTTTCAGTCCGAACTTAGCTTTGATTTCTGCGATCTTCGCCAGAGCCTGTGCACGATTTAGAGGTCTACCGCCCATGACAGGAAGTTGTTTTACTGGTTCAGGGATCGCCTCACCACGGTTAATTCTCGCAGTCATATGGACAAGCTCATCTGCGGCCTTACGGCGTAATTCCGCATCAGTAAGCGCATTGGCCCGCATGTTCTGATACAGGTTGGTAACCAGCCAGTAGTGCGCGTTTGATTTCCACGGATAAGACTCCGCATCCGGATACAGGCCTCGCTTCCGGCAATACTCGTAAACCATATCAACCAGCTCGCTGACGTTTGGCAGTCCGGCGATAACGGATGCTTCTTCCCGGCACCATGCAACAAACTGCCCGGGTGATGGCAGAAATGGTCGATTCTGCCGACGGGCTACGCGCATTCCTGCGTTAACCTGTTCCATTGTGGTGATCCCGTTTTCCCGGAAAGCCAGAACCCACTGGCGGCGGATTTCGTTCAGTTCGTTCTGGTCACGGTTAGCCAGACTCGCCGGGAAAGTTGCCAGTAACTGGCTGAACACACCGTTGATGATCTGCGCTACCTGCTGTACCTGCGGCTTTTCGTCGTACTGTTCCGGCATGTTGTTGGCGATCCGACGCATCTGCTCACGGTCAAAGTTAACCATCTGTGCGGCGATGTTTTTCATAGATCCACCCCGTAAATCCAGTCTGTGTTTGTCAGGTCGAGTTTTGGTTTGCTGGCTGTCACGACTGCCTGTTGCTTGTTACGGTTGATTTCGAGCTGGGTCCACTTGTCGCGGAGTTTGGCCGGGCTAAGCACGTTACCGGACCAGAAGTTGTCCTGGCATGCCCAGCGGAACAGCACGCACATGTCGCGGTGGTTACGTCCGTCACGTTCACGCATCAGGCGGATATCGTTAGCCCACCCTGCAAAATTCGGTTTTCTGGCTGATGGCGCGATGGTCTTCACCATGTCAAACATCCACTCTGCGGCGGTCAGGTCTTCTGCTGTCCCCCACTTGCTGCCGCTCTGAATTGCAGCATCCGGTTTAACCACAGAAAGATCGTTTTCTGGCTGGTCAGAGGATTCGCCAGAATTCTCGGACGAATAATCTTTTCTTTTTTCTTTTGTAATAGTGTCTTTTGTGTCCCCCTGTTTTGAGGGATAGTAATCCCCCAATTTGAGGGATGTTTTATCCCTCGTTTTAGGGGATTTTCCCTCGTTTTGAGGGATACACCATTCTGAGATGTTTTTATTTGGTCCAAACATGCCGCCTTGCTGCTTGATAATATTCATTCTGACGAGTTCTAACTTGGCTTCATTGCACCGTTTGACAGGTAACTTTGTAATCTCGCTAAGTTGAGAATCGGTGATTCTGTCCATTGGTTTATTCCACCCATAGGTTTTACGCAGAATGGCAAGCAGCACTTTAAACTGTCGCTTGGTCAGATCTGCGCCTGAATAAGCCTCAAGCAGCATATTTGATAGTCTGGCGTAACCATCATCGAGATCTGCCACATTACGCTCCTGTCCGGCAAAGTTACCTCTGCCGAAGTTGAGTATTTTTGCTGTATTTGTCATAATGACTCCTGTTGATAGATCCAGTAATGACCTCAGAATTCCATCTGGATTTGATTAGAACGCTCGGTCTTGCACACCGGGCGTTTTTTATTGGTGATTTCATCAAGCGCATACTTAAAAGCTCTGCTAATCGGACTGATGTCTGATGCCATGCCAAAAGCACACAAGACCGAAGCTATAAACCTCCAGTCCGTTCTGCTTATCTTCGATTCATGACAGCCAATCATCTTTGCCAGACCGCGCTGGGTAAGCGTTGACAGGTTGATGAGTAAATCAGTTTCAGCGCGATCAATTTCTCGCTGTGTTGGCTTGCTGTAGCTTGCTTGTGCCATTTGTTAATTTTCCTATATTGATATTGAGTTATAGCGGCACACCCAATGGATTTGCCGCTGATGTTTGCTCACCTGGTTAGAGGTGAAAGGCCAGAACTGTTAAAGAGCAATTTGCTTATGCCGCTTGGCGGTAAGCACTTTCTTGATACTTCAGGGCGCCAGCTGTAACGATTTCCAATCGATAGGCGTCTTTCTCTGGGATAACTTCTTTCCACTGAGAGACTGCTGCATCGCTAATGCCTAGTGCTTTAGCAACAGCACGCTGGGTTCCGAAGTGGTCAATAACATCTTTTTTGTACATAGACTCGCTCCGAAATTAAAGAACACTTAAATTATCCACCAAAGGAATCTTAAGTCAAGTTTATTTAAGATGTCTTAACTATGAATACACAACTGATGGGTGAGCGTATTCGCGCTCGCAGAAAAGAACTCAAGATTAGGCAGGCTGCCCTTGGCAAGATGGTTGGCGTGTCTAATGTTGCTATTTCCCAATGGGAGCGATCTGAAACTGAGCCCAATGGCGAAAACCTATTGGCCTTAGCCAAGGCTTTGCAGTGCTCCCCTGATTACCTGTTGAAAGGAGAGGATAGTCTTTCAAACATTGCCTATCACAGCAGGCATGATCCAAGAGGTTCGTATCCTCTAATTAGTTGGGTAAGCGCAGGATGTTGGATGGAAGCTGTAGAGCCATATCATAGGCGTGCAATAGATAACTGGTACGACACAACGGTAGATTGTTCTGAAGACTCTTTTTGGCTCGACGTTAAAGGCGATTCAATGACTGCCCCGGCAGGACTGAGTATTCCTGAGGGGATGATTATTCTCGTCGACCCAGAAGTCGAACCACGTAATGGAAAGCTGGTAGTCGCCAAACTTGAAGGAGAAAACGAGGCGACATTCAAAAAGTTAGTTATTGATGCCGGTAGAAAATTCCTGAAACCACTCAATCCACAATACCCAATGATTGAAATCAATGGGAACTGTAAAATCATTGGCGTTGTCGTTGATGCCAAGCTAGCAAACCTTCCTTAAGGGGCTTTCGCCCCTTTTTTATTTCCCGTTAAAAATCAAAGACAAACTAAATTCACGCCCATAAAATTAAGTTTTCTTCAAAAATGTACTTGACCAATAAATTAAGAAGTCTTAAATTTAAGCTATCAGCAGGACGCTGGAAGCCAAACGGAACAGATTGGCAGGCTCTTTAACATCGACGGACTCTCAACCTAACCATTGAGACCAGAACTTGAGTGGTTTTGGGGATGGCGCGAATTGCAGCTGCAAGACAGCGATCGAGAAGATAAGCACCTCGACGCGTCATGCGCCAAAGCCACTTAAAGGAGACCATCATGGTAACCATTGTCTGGAAAGAATCCAAAGGTACGGCAAAAAGCCGCTACAAAGCTCGCAGAGCAGAACTTATTGCCGAGCGACGCAGTAATGAAGCACTGGCGCGAAAAATTGCGCTAAAGCTCTCTGGTTGCGTCAGAGCAGACAAAGCAGCATCACTAGGAAGCCTTTGCTGCAAGAAGAAAGAAGAAGTTGTTCGAAAAAATAGAAGTATTTATTACAAAGATTCAAACCCGTTAGGAAACAAAATACATGCAGTCCAAAAAATAAAATTGTACAGTAAACTACCGTACGGTGCTTATTGAGTATGCTTATGGTGAAAAAGACTATTTATGTTAATCCTGACCGCGGACAAAACAGAAAAGTATCTGATAGAGGTCTTACATCTCGAGACAGGAGGAGAATAGCGAGATGGGAAAAAAGGATAGCATATGCATTAAAAAACGGTGTAACACCTGGATTTAATGCTATAGATGACGGTCCTGAATATAAGATTAATGAAGAACCAATGGACAAAGTTGACAAAGCATTAGCAACACCATTTCCTCGCGATGTCGAAAAAATTGAAGATGAAAAATATGAGGATGTAATGCACAGAGTTGTTAATCACGCTCACCAACGAAATCCAAATAAAAAATGGTCATAGCCCACTTCGGTGGGTTTTTTATTGTCTGAACAAATCTAATTTACTACCGCAAGCCACGCAGTGAAATGAGGGTTACCTGCTCAGGCCGCCAGAAGCAACGCGGAAAATCAATTCCAGCTTATTACGATTGAGGTGAGCCATGCTCAAGAAAGTCAAACGCCGACTTTACAAAGAAGGTAGATATTCATGCCAGTTGCCAAAATGCGACACAACAAAATGGAGTGTCGATGATTGGTGTAACTGGATAGATAGATACGGAACTTGGTGGAATAAATAACAGGTAACTTAAGCGTATTTACTTTCGCAGCAAACAACTTATTTGAGGTGATATATGGAAGAAGAATTTGAAGAGTTCGAAGAGCATCCTCAGGATGTGATGGAACAATACCAGGACTATCCGTATGACTACGACTATTGATAAAAATCAATGGTGTGGACAATTCAAGCGATGCAATGGATGCAAGCTGCAATCGGAATGCATGGTTAAGCCTGAAGAAATGTTTCCTGTAATGGAAGATGGGAAATATGTCGATAAATGGGCAATACGAACGACGGCAATGATTGCCAGAGAACTTGGTTAACAGAACAACAAAGCTGCCTGATAGTGGCCTTTATTTTTGGCATAAATAACAGAATAAACACTGCACTGTGTATTCATTCCAACGAGTGAATACACGGAGCAATGTCGCTCGTAACTAAACAGGAGCCGACTTGTTCTGATTATTGGAAATCTTCTTTGCCCTCCAGTGTGAGGGCGATTTTTTTCTGTGAGGATATGAATAGATGTCAAACATCAAAAAATACATCATTGATTACGACTGGAAAGCATCAATAGAAATTGAAATCGACCATGACGTAATGACAGAGGAAAAACTTCACCAGATTAATAATTTCTGGTCAGACTCTGAATACCGACTCAATAAACACGGCTCTGTATTAAATGCTGTATTAATCATGCTGGCGCAACATGCTCTGCTTATAGCAATTTCAAGCGACTTAAATGCATATGGTGTTGTGTGTGAGTTCGACTGGAATGATGGAAATGGTCAGGAAGGATGGCCTCCAATGGATGGTAGCGAAGGAATAAGAATTACCGATATCGATACATCAGGAATATTTGATTCAGATGATATGACTATCAAAGCCGCCTGAGCGCGGCGTTACCGCATACCAATAACGCTTCACTCGAGGCGTTTTTCGTTATGTATAAATAAGGAGCACACCATGCAATATGCCATTGCAGGGTGGCCTGTTGCTGGCTGCCCTTCCGAATCTTTACTTGAACGAATCACCCGTAAATTACGTGACGGATGGAAACGCCTTATCGACATACTTAATCAGCCAGGAGTCCCAAAAAATGGATCAAACACTTATGGCTATCCAGACTAAATTCACTATCGCCACTTTTATTGGCGATGAAAAGATGTTTCGTGAGGCCGTCGACGCTTATAAAAAATGGATATTAATACTGAAACTGAGATCAAGCAAAAGCATTCACTAACCCCCTTTCCTGTTTTCCTAATCAGCCCGGCATTTCGCGGGCGATATTTTCACAGCTATTTCAGGAGTTCAGCCATGAACGCTTATTACATTCAGGATCGTCTTGAGGCTCAGAGCTGGACGCGTCACTACCAGCAGATCGCCCGTGAAGAGAAAGAGGCAGAACTGGCAGACGACATGGAAAAAGGTCTGCCCCAGCACCTGTTTGAATCACTCTGCATCGATCATTTGCAACGCCACGGGGCCAGCAAAAAAGCCATTACCCGTGCGTTTGATGACGATGTTGAGTTTCAGGAGCGCATGGCAGAACACATCCGGTACATGGTTGAAACCATTGCTCACCACCAGGTTGATATTGATTCAGAGGTATAAAGCGGATGAGTACAGCACTCGCAACGCTGGCAGGGAAGCTGGCTGAACGTGTCGGCATGGATTCTGTCGACCCACAGGAACTGATCACCACTCTTCGCCAGACGGCATTTAAAGGTGATGCCAGCGATGCGCAGTTCATCGCATTGTTGATCGTCGCCAACCAGTACGGCCTTAATCCGTGGACGAAAGAAATTTACGCCTTCCCTGATAAGCAGAACGGCATCGTTCCGGTGGTGGGCGTTGATGGCTGGTCCCGTATCATCAATGAAAACCAGCAGTTTGATGGCATGGACTTTGAGCAGGACAATGAATCCTGCACATGCCGGATTTACCGCAAGGACCGTAATCATCCGATCTGCGTTACCGAGTGGATGGATGAATGCCGCCGCGAACCATTCAAAACCCGCGAAGGCAGAGAAATCACCGGACCGTGGCAGTCGCATCCCAAACGAATGTTGCGGCATAAAGCCATGATTCAGTGTGCCCGTCTGGCCTTCGGATTTGCTGGTATCTATGACAAGGATGAAGCCGAGCGCATTGTCGAAAATACTGCATACACTGCAGAACGTCAGCCGGAACGCGACATCACTCCGGTTAACGATGAAACCATGCAGGAGATTAACACTCTGCTGATCGCCCTGGATAAAACATGGGATGACGACTTATTGCCGCTCTGTTCCCAGATATTTCGCCGCGATATTCGCGCATCGTCAGAACTGACACAGGCCGAAGCAGTGAAAGCTCTTGGATTCCTGAAACAGAAAGCCACTGAGCAGAAGGTGGCAGCATGACACCGGACATTATCCTGCAGCGTACCGGGATCGACGTGAGAGCTGTCGAACAGGGGGATGATGCATGGCACAAATTACGGCTCGGCGTCATCACCGCTTCAGAAGTTCACAACGTGATAGCAAAGCCCCGCTCAGGAAAGAAGTGGCCTGACATGAAAATGTCCTACTTCCACACCCTGCTGGCTGAGGTTTGCACCGGTGTGGCTCCGGAAGTTAATGCTAAAGCGCTGGCCTGGGGAAAACAGTACGAGAACGACGCCAGAACCCTGTTTGAATTCACTTCCGGCGTGAATGTTACTGAATCCCCGATCATCTATCGCGACGAAAGTATGCGCACCGCCTGCTCTCCCGATGGTTTATGCAGTGACGGCAATGGTCTTGAGCTGAAATGCCCGTTTACCTCCCGGGATTTCATGAAGTTCCGGCTCGGTGGTTTCGAGGCCATAAAGTCGGCTTACATGGCCCAGGTGCAGTACAGCATGTGGGTGACGCGAAAAGATGCCTGGTACTTTGCCAACTATGACCCGCGTATGAAGCGTGAAGGCCTGCATTATGTCGTGGTTGAGCGGGATGAAAAGTACATGGCGAGTTTTGACGAGATGGTGCCGGAGTTCATCGAAAAAATGGACGAGGCACTGGCTGAAATTGGTTTTGTATTTGGGGAGCAATGGCGATGAAGCATCCTCACGATAATATCCGGGTAGGCGCGATCACTTTCGTCTACTCCGTTACAAAGCGAGGCTGGGTATTTCCCGGCCTTTCTGTTACCCGAAATCCCCTGAAAGCACAGCGGCTGGCTGAGGAGATAAATAATAAACGGGGAGCTGTATGCACAAAGCATCTCCTGTTGAGTTAAGAACGAGCATTGAGATGGCACATAGCCTCGCTCAAATTGGAGTCAGGTTTGTGCCAATACCAGTAGAAACAGACGAAGAATTTCATACGTTAGCCGCATCCCTTTCACAAAAGCTGGAAATGATGGTGGCGAAAGCAGAAGCAGATGAGAGAGACCAGGTATGACAACCACTGAATGCATTTTTCTGGCAGCGGGCTTCATATTCTGTGTGCTTATGCTTGCCGACATGGGACTTGTTCAATGACACATCAGCAGGAAAACGCCCTTCGCAGTATTGCCCGTCAGGCTAATTCTGAAATCAAAAAAGCCAGACAGCAGTTTCCGGATAAAAACGTCGATGACATTTGCCGTAGCGTACTGAAGAAGCACCGCGAAACGGTAACGCTGATGGGATTCACACCGACTCATTTAAGCCTGGCGATCGGCATGTTAAACGGCGTCTTTAAGGAACGGTGAGCATGAAAAGCAAAATCATCAGGGAGCTACAGGCTCCTTTTTTATTGTTCGCATTCATCCTCAAGCGTATTAACCAACAATTCAGGGATTAATGGAAGATGGCAGACATCATTGATTCAGCATCAGAAATTGAAGAATTACAGCGCAACACAGCAATAAAAATGCGCCGCCTGAACCACCAGGCTGTATCTGCCACTCATTGTTGTGAGTGTGGCGATCCCATAGATGAGCGAAGACGCCTGGCCGTTCAGGGTTGTCGGACTTGTGCAAGTTGCCAGGAAGATCTGGAGCTTATCAGTAAACAGAGAGGTTCGAAGTGAGCGTAATTCACTCTCAGGCACTGCGTGAAGCGGCAGAGCAGGCAATGCATGACAACTGGGGATTTGACGCGGACCTTTTCCATGAGCTGGTAACACCATCGATTGTGCTGACACTGCTGGATGAACGGGAAAGAAACCAGCAATACATCAAACGCCGCGACCAGGAGAACGAGGATATTGCGCTAACGGTGGGGAAACTGCGTGTTGAGCTGGAGACAGCAAAAATCAAAACTCAACGAGCAGCGTGAGTAGAAGGTGTTATCTCGGATGGAAGTAAGCGTATTGCTGAACTGGAGGCCTGGGTTGAATACACAAGAGCTGCATACGTAAGAGCAAAAGACAAGGGAGATTTGATCAGAGTTATTACCAGCCAACCAACGGGATTTTACGCTTACGTACCATGTAATTAGGAATCCTTGAAGTGGCAGCCTAACTGCGGATACACTGAAATGGCGATTTGGTAACATGTTTCGCACAAGGCTGTTACTACGCTTAGAGATAATCAGCCATGATTAAACGCTTTGTAAAAAGTAAAAGGAAATTACAATGAAAAAATCAATACTAATTTTAGGGCTTACGTTAATTGTCTCATCTCAAATACCATCGGCAATGGCAAAAAATGAATCAAAACTATGGGTTGTTGTTGATCGAACGGAAAGACATACCTGCCCTTCAAGTAAATGTGGAGTGGCTGGGAAACTATTTTTCAGGGAAGGCGTAGATTTTCTAGAAAAAAAAGGTGAATGGGTTCGTATAACTGAGCCATATTCAGCCTCATGTGTTGGAGGGGAAAGCGAATATATTAAAGAAGGTAATAAATCCTGCACAAGAAAAAATGGAATCGTTAATGGCAAGTTTTCAGAATGGGTTAAACTTAGTGATCTTAGCAGTGAAAGGCCATCAGATCCTGCTGAAAATGCGAGCGGAGATGATACTTTAATCAAAGGATCTGATGACTACCGTATATACAAAAAAGAGTTTTCTTCGGCAGCTAGGAAGTTAATAAATGAAGGGGTCTGCACGGAAAGCGATTTTAAGGAAATCGGAGGGTGGATGGCATCAAGCAATAAGGGTGAAAACATCTATTTCACATATTGCGGAGGAATGACGTTGTCGAACAGAATATACCTAGATGTTAAAAGTGGAAAGACTTTTAGATAATATGATATTACCAATGACAGTATTGATTTAATGCCTCCATAGAATTATCTCTAGGAAGTAGGTATAAGAAAAGCCCGCACAATGAGCTGCTGCGGGCTTTGTGTTATTCGCCATATTTTATGAAGCAAATACGACACTATAGATAATTAAGCGTTGCTGGTTGTCGATTCCTCAATCACTCCTGTGGATGGCTCTCTTTTTGTATGTGCCATTGAAGGGGAATATCGCGTAAAAAGATACCGGAAGTATCCGCGCCGCCATGATTGTCTTTCTCCTGATGCAGGAAAAGCAGAATGGCTAAATCAGCAACAGAGCACAAAGCCGATCAGAGAGCCAAGCAAGCATCATCCGGTATGCGTAAGCTGGAGCTTGTACTTGATGCTCAGGAAATTGAAATGCTGGAGCGTAACTGTGCCACGCGTCGCTTCAGGCGTGCGCCTTGCGAGTTTGGTGAGTACATCGCGTTACTGAGCCGCCAGGATGATGCACGTGTGCGCTGGCGTATAAAATCGATCAGCAGAAAACGTTGCGGTAAGTGCGGCGAGAGAGTTCCTGTTAATTCATGCCCGTGTAATGGTGACTCACAATGCTGGGTGACCAAAGGCTGGCACGAAACAAAATTAATGATATAAATCTCTGTGACATGTCACGGAGGCGGCAATGAAATTAGACCAGCAATATCTAAAAGATCTACTTATCGCATTCGAAAAAACTCGTGGCCCTGACACGATGCTTAGTGAACTAGAGGATAATGGTTTTAATAGATATGACCAAGATTTTATTTTCCATATGCGATTATTATGTGACTACGAATTAATAGTCAGGGTTGATGGAAAACCTGGGTTCGGTCATATAATGTCCAAAGCGTTAGGGGAAGGTGTTGGATATAGTTGGATCGAAGTACCACTGAGGTTGACAGCAAGAGGGCATGATTTTATTGCTGACTTACGTCAAAAGGATGTCTGGCAAGCTATAAAAACAAACTTTAAGGATGAGGGAATTAGTACACTTATGAGTGTTTCAAAATCACTAGCAAAAGGCTTTGCAAGGAAAAAGATAAAAGATATTACAGGAATAGATATTGAATAATTCTTAGCATCAAGCAACTACTGCCTTTGGTGGAAATTATATCTGAACTCGCTACGGCGAGTTTTGTTTTATGGAGATGATAAATGCACTTCCGAGTCACAGGTGAATGGAATGGAGAACCATTCAACAGAGTTATCGAAGCAGAGAACATCAATGACTGCTATGACCACTGGATGCTATGGGCGCAGATAGCACATGCAGACGTAACCAATATTCGAATTGAAGAACTGAAAGAACACCAAGCCGCCTGATGGCGGTTTTTTATTGGAGACAAGAAATGTCAGATTTGGCTATGAAGGTTTTGAAATGGCAATCGACTGGCGATGTCGGCATCAGTAGCGCAACTCTTGCCTCAATCGCATGTGGACTGAAAAGAATATCTATGGTCATCACTTCGGCGCTCCCCATGACGCAGCCGATTTCAGACGATGCGTTGCACTTGTTGAGCAGATTCCAGAAATCAGAGATTCATTCAACAAGGTTGCAAAGCGCGTTCCGGCATTCAAAGGAATCCTCAACGAATGGGATTCCCTCGTTGCTCTGTTGAAGTCTGAAATGAAGATACACGGAAACAAAGCACCAGAGACTTACAGAAGAATCAGCGAGCTACGCAAGGACTAACCATGAAATAACACCGCCTCACACTCGATGAGGCCTGTTCATTGCTCAATGATATCCAGACCTACCATCGCCGCATCAATGCGGCTTTTTCTTGCGTGTAATTGCGGAGACTTTGCGATGTACTTGACACTTCAGGAGTGGAACGCTCGCCAGCGACGCCCAAGAAGCCTTGAAACAGTTCGTCGATGGGTGCGCGAATGCAGGATATTCCCTCCTCCGGTTAAGGATGGAAGAGAGTATCTGTTCCACGAATCAGCGGTAAAGGTTGACTTAAATCGACCAGTAACAGGTAGCCTTTTGAAGAGGATCAGAAATGGGAAGAAGGCGAAGTCATGAGCGCCGGGATTTACCCCCTAACCTTTATATAAGAAACAATGGATATTACTGCTACAGGGACCCAAGGACGGGTAAAGAGTTTGGTTTAGGCCGAGACAGGAGGATAGCAATCACTGAAGCAATACAGGCCAATATTGAATTACTCTCAGACAGCGGACGCAAATCACTAATAGACAGAATTAAAGGCGGTGACGCAATCACTCTTCATGTGTGGCTTGACCGATATGAAACAATCCTCACCGAAAGGGGGATCAGGCCGAAAACTCTACTCGACTACGCCAGCAAAATCAGGGCAATCCGAAGAAAATTGCCGGACAAACCGCTCACTGACATATCAACGAAAGAAGTGGCAGCAATGCTAAACACCTACGTAGCAGAAGGTAAAGCAGCTTCCGCAAAATTAATCAGGTCAACCCTTGTTGACGTTTTTCGTGAAGCAATAGCCGAGGGGCATGTGGCAACGAATCCGGTAACAGCAACCCGTACAGCAAAGTCAGAAGTAAGGCGCTCAAGGCTGACAGCTAATGAGTATGTCGAGATTTACCATGCAGCCGAACCTCTCCCTATCTGGCTAAGGCTGGCGATGGATTTGGCCGTCGTTACAGGGCAGAGAGTCGGCGATTTGTGCAGAATGAAATGGTCAGACATAAACGACAACCATCTTCACATTAAACAGAGTAAAACAGGGGCTAAACTCGCCATTCCGCTAACGCTAACGATTGACGCGCTCAATATCTCATTGGCTGATACACTACAGAAATGCAGGGAGGCCAGCAGCAGTGAAACTATAATCGCATCAAAGCATCACGATCCGCTTTCCCCGAAAACAGTATCAAAGTATTTTACAAAGGCGAGAAATGCATCTGGCCTCTCATTTGATGGAAACCCGCCAACATTCCATGAACTGCGTAGCCTGTCAGCGAGGCTATACCGGAACCAGATTGGCGATAAGTTTGCTCAACGTCTTCTCGGGCATAAATCAGATTCAATGGCGGCGCGGTATAGGGACAGCCGTGGACGGGAATGGGACAAAATTGAAATCGACAAATGA